TGCATAGTCTTCTTGACCATTAGGTTTTCTATCATTGATTAAATATCTCTTTCCACCACCAAATCCCATAATCAATTGATCATAAACTATACCTGCATTTGCTAATTGTTCTTCTGTTTGTTTTCTTGCACAATTTCTTCTACCAGTTGTAAGTATAATATTGTATCCTTTTCTTTCCCATTCTAATAATTTATCAACTGCACCTGGTAAAGGTTTCATTCGTGAAAAAGGCGTGGTTGCTTCGCTAGGTTTCATATGTTCAACCAATGTTCCATCTATATCACAAAATATTGTTTTAGGTCTTGTATCATTCATTAAAATAACTCCATTTGTTTTTTATCTTTTTTTAATTTTTTCTGTACACTTTCTTTTTCTGAAAATGATGACATTTTTACTGATGTTCCTTGATTAGCATTTTCATATTCTTTACCTATCATATTACATACATTACTCATAATTAAATTGTTCATATATGTTCCGTCATAAAATTCTGGTTCTAACATATCTTGTAGTAATTCACGTAACTTCATATACTTATCAGGATTGTTTTCTAAAAATTCAACCTTATTTTTAAAATCATTTGCATCTTTTACATGCAGCCATTCTGGAAATCCTAGTAGATTGTTAGTGTCATATGTTGGATGTAAAAATGGTATGATTCCAAAATTTATCATTTCCCAAGGTTTACAAGTTACAAACCCTGGCTTTATTGATACCACTAATGTATATTTTGTTCTTAATACTTCATCCATGATATCTCCCATTCTAATAGCTTCATATCTATTATCACTTTCTAGTAGTTCCTTTGGCCATTTACCATAAACCTTTGAATCTGGAAAGTTACTGTGTATGTATTCATCTATGAATGGTTTTCTGGTTTCTTTTGATTTCATTGTGTGACTATTCATAAACATTGTTATTGGAATATCCTTTTTTAGTTCTAATGTATTTCTTTTAGTTTCACCAATTAAAAATATCTTTTCAGTTTGACCATACTTAACAGGTATATCATACTCAACAGTTGATTGATCATCATAATTAACTATATGCTTTACTTTCTGTACTGAGTTTTCTTGACTTAAACAAAATTTTTCCCTATTGAATAAATCTTTTGCATTAAGTCTTATGTGCCTAGGATCTTCACTAATTGTAAACATTGGAACTTGCGTCATATTTAGAAAGTGAATTATTGGACCTGCATAGTGGTGAAATTGATATAATGTCTTTGAATATTTTCCTGGATTTTTTACACTCCAAATCATATCATTCATATTAACACTACTACACATTCCTGACATCATAACAAATGCATCCAATTTTATGTTATGTTTGTTTACATATTCGAGTGGTGCATGGAATTTGCTATGTGCATTTTTCATATCAGCTTCTGACCAACAGTCTATAACATTATTGTTTGGAAATAGTCTTGATTTTTCTTCATTAGTTAATTTTGAAAAGTCAGAACGTCCTACAATGTAAAATGTAATGTTTGGGTTTATTGATGCTAATGATGTGTAAAGTATTGATGGTGCAGCATCGCCACCAATCAATCCCCATTTACTTTGAGAAAATAACATTGATTTCCCCATTTTACCTATTCCTATTTTCATAATATCATCCTTTCAATTTTTTTAAATTCACCTCTATATCCATTAATTTTTAAAACACTTTCACCATTTTTTTCCAAAATAAAAAATGGCCATATTTGATTTACAAAATTCCACTTTTTTGGATCATATTCCGCATTAGGAATTATGTTTAACTTAATGTTATTTTTTGCACAGAATTTTGAAACCAATGGATGTACCCTTTTGCATTCATCACAATTACCGACCGTAATCATATTTATTTTCCAATCTATTTTTTTATTTGCATATACCATATTTTTTGTCTCTCATATAAATACAAGTTGAAAAGTTCAAAGCAGGTGTTTTCATAGATTAATTTTTTCAGTTTTTATTCCGCAACTATTTAGGAATTCTAATCCATTTCCATGTCTATAGATGTCACTATAAACAACTCTTTTAATTCCTGCTTGGTGAATTAGTTTTGCACAATCTTGGCATGGACTTAATGTAATATATAAAGTTGAACCTGCACAACCTCCTCTATGTTTTGCGCATTTAAGAATTGCATTTGCTTCTGCATGTAAAACTTCCTTTTTTGTTTGTCCATCATCTCCTTCACAACAATTATCCATACCACTTGGCATACCATTGAAACCATCACTAATAATTTGCTGGTCTTTGACTATAATTGCACCAACCTTCATTCTATTTGCAAATGATAGTTGACTCCATTCTTTAGCCATTTTCATATATGCCATGTCGTATCTACTTTGTTTGTCCATTAATATCCTCGGTGTTGTCTTTTCTTATTTTCCTCAGCTTTTGCAAAATAATAGTTATATACTGTTTTTGCATCCAATCCTATTGATGCTGCATAGTTCATTAGGAAATGTAGTACATCAACAAATTCCATATATAACTCTTTTCTATCTCCTTCAGATAGATCTGATATTTTCATACTCTCGTATTTCTTATGATCCTGTTTCCAGTATTTCCAAACTGCACTACCTGAACCATCTTTTATTCCACCTAGAGCATCTGTCATTTCATGTATTTCATCAATAATTGCATGATTGTTTGCATGCCAAAATTTCATAATTTCAGCAATAGTCATTTCTGAAAAATCTAACTTATAAGTATATTCTTGCATATACTTTTGGTGACTCATTATATCATGCAAATGTGTTGTTGATTCACTATATGAATCTTTTACATTTAAATCTTTACATTCATTATCAAAATTAGCCATTCTTATTCTCCTTTATGTAATTATCCAATGCACCTAAATATGCAACACAATCTAATAAATTATCTTCACGATAATTATATGAATGTCTTGATAGTTTTAGTGCAACCAATGCGGCATACATATCTTCAGCTTGGAAGTCTTTACCTGTCATGCCACTTGCTATTTTTGCAGCCCTTTCCATTCCTTCACTAAAAGGACCGTACATTCTTTCTTTTTCTTCTGAACGATTATTAATTATTTCATCAGCCTTATTTAGTATTGATTTCTTTTTCATATAAATAATTTTTCACCAGTTGTTTTTGCATATTCACCAATTTCTTCTTTAGTCATATCTTTAGCTGGTAAATATAGATTGTTTTGTTGTATGTAATCTAATGTTACATTTGGTTTAAGAGTAAATATATTGCTTGAGAATTCATAATCCTCAGATGCCCTATCACCTTCCAATATTTGTGCAGCCATATCATAATGCATTTCATATAAGTGTAAACTTCCTGCATGATGATGGTATGTACCTATTTGTAAATCAGTGTAATGCTGTCTTAATTCATTAAACATTAATTGTTGAAACAAACAAAATATAAAAATATCATTTGACATACCAAACACAATATCATTACTTCTCATGTATGTTCCCATATGAAGTTTATTATCACGTATAAAAAATTGAAGATATTGTGTACATGGTATATCATTAGGATTTTTTGTTTTGTGATATGGTTGACCAATTACAAATGTTGCACGTCGACTATCCTTGTCATCTAACAATTCTTTTACTGCCCAGTCCCATTGACTACCAAATACATAACAGCCATAATTTGATTCTACATTATCTTCGTTATCCTTTATGTTTAACCAAATTCTTGCAAATTTTCCAATGTTAATTGAGTTAGGATTTCTTGATAAATACCAAAGAAATTCAGCAAGTGTATATGTTGTATTAAATTTTCTACTTGGCCAAACTATATCTAAGTCTGTTGGATCTTCTATGGTAAAATTTCTAAAAAGTATTTCTTTTTGTTTTGTACCACGGCTTTCTACATTTTTACCCATTATAGATATACTATTGAGTTCATGCCAGAATGCTTCATTAAGATTTTTGTAAATATTCATAATATAACCTTTATTATTTATTTTAATCTAATATAACAAATTTTGTTGGGATTTAAAAATATTATCACCTATTTTTTTATCTAAATTGTAATATTCATACAATTCTTTACAATCACGGTATGCTTGACTAATTGAATAACCTAAATTCCATTGTGAGTACATACTTATTAGATCTATATTATACATGTTTGTTTTTCTTAAATTATCAACTATTTGGTCTGTAGTGAAACTGTTTATTATTTTATTACCATCAATTTCATCTTTAAATGTTCTCTTCATACAATGATATTCAATTTTGTCTTTTAAATAAATAGTTCTAAAGTATGTTTTACCTGTTGAATATCCAAGGCTAAAAAAGTTTGACATTTTTTTATCAGCCTCGTTATTGTATTCACATACATATACATATATTTTTTTTGTAAATAAATTAAGTTTTTTATCTAAATTTTTTATATCGCCAGTCCATATTAGTCTTTTGTATTCAAGTATATTTCCATCTGATAATATTATGTTACTATTTTTAACACTGATAGAATCTACCTCAGAATCTATCATATCCTTAAGAACAATATTTTTCTTAATCTCTTTAAATAGTAAGTAGAAACTTTCAAATGGTCCTTTATTTTTTATTGAAACATATTCCATGCTACCTTTAAATTTTTCAAAGTAACTATTTTCAACTGCAAGTTTTCCTCTAGTTGATAGTGCATATACATTTTTAAATGAATCTGAAGGCACTGTTGATATTTTACCTCTATCATCAAAAAATGCATTTAATATTTTTACCTTATATTTTAGGCCTAATGAATTGACAATGTTAATTATTTCTGGAGTGTTAGGTAAGAATTCAGGTTCTACATTGTTTGCTTCAAATTTACTTGTTGGTATAATTGTTATGTCACTTAAAATATAAGAAGCAAGTAGTGCATAATTATTTGATCCAATTAAATAGTTTTTCATATAACCTTTACTTTAAGTAATCTTCAATTTCATTTGGTGATGGATAACTTAATGATCTTTGACATTCATCACATGTCCACATATACCTATTTTCATCATTATTGAACTTTATAGCTTTACTATTGTGATTACATTTTTTTTGTATTTTTTCTAATTCCTTTTTTAATAACCTTTGCTGTTCTATTATTTTATCTGCTTTTTTCATGACGGTTACCCCTCACAAACAGTACACTCCTTCATAGCATTTGCAGCAATATCACCTCTAAGTACACTTTCGGTTCTTACGTAGTAAAGAGTTTTTACGCCTTGCTTCCAAGCTTCAAGGTGAACTTGGTTTATCCATTTTGGCGTAGCCTCTTTAGGAAAAGCAAGATTTAGTGAAACTGCCTGGTCAACATATTGTTGTCTAATGCCAGCCTGTCTTACTAATTCTAATTGGTTAATTTCTTTAAAAGTTTTGTAAACCTCTTTAACCGGTACTGGTTCATCTTCTTCAGATACATTTTCGCATAGTGTTAATTTTCCTTTTAAGTAACACCATTTATCTAACTCATTGATGTCCTGTATACTTCCACCGTCTGCCAATATTTTATCCCATGTTTCTTTATTATTTATTCCTGCTTTTCTTAATACTTTTTCTAATTCTTTATTCTTTCTAATAAATGTTCCTTTTGCACTCTGTTCAGTATATACATTTGCCGGTATTGGCTCTATACCTGAACTAACACCACCAGCTAATTTACTGTTAGAAACTGTAGGTGCAATTGCTCTTAAGTGAGTGTTTCTCATCCCGGTACCTACGCACCATAATGGTTCACCATATTCAGTGGCCAAATCCCTAGATGCTTGCTCAGTTTCAGTTTGTATCTGACCAAATATTCTACGTGTTTCAAATTGTGCAGTTAAACTTTCAAATGAAACACCTCTTTGTTGTAAATATGTATGCCATCCTAATACACCTAAACCTAATGCCCTACCTTTTTCTGCACTTCTTACAGAATTTTCAAATCCTTGCCTATATTTTGCTTTTTCAATAAACTCTTGGAGTACACCATCTAGGAACCAAGTAGATGTATAAATTAAATCAGTGTCTTTCCACTCATCATATTTTGCCAAATTTAATGAACTAAGACAACATACAAAGCTATGACTTTCATCTGTATGTAATACAATTTCACTACATATATTTGTCATATAAACTTTAAGTGCATTTTTCTTATATGCTTCTGGGTTTTGTTTGTTAACATTACCTCTATACATAATATATGGTTCACCTGTTTGTCTTCTCTTCTTTAATAAATTTGCCCACTTTCTTCTAGACTCTTTATCACCTGCTTCTAGTTTTCGCATAAACTTATCACCAACAAGTGCGCACTGATGGAGGTTTAGTGATTGTCTATTTACGTCACCTTTAGGTTCCCTAATCTCTAACCAATCTTCAAAGTCTTTATGTTCAATATTTAAGTTTACACTGGCAGCTCCTCGTCTAACACTTCCTTGATTTGTTGCCAATATTGTTGAATCATAAATTTTACAAAAAGGAACAACACCATCAGTAGTTCCGTTTCCAGTAATTGGACTTCCAGCTGGGCGGATTTGATTTATACCAATACCTACACCTCCACCATGTTTTGCCAACAACATCATTTCAAGATTCTTTCTACCAATATCATGTATACTATCTGCAACATCAATTCCAAAACAGCTAATTGGTAAACCTCTTTCTAATCCAGTATTACTAAGCACTGGGCTGGCTAAACATAACCAACCTTTCCATATATAATCAAAAAATTTAGTTGCCAATTCTGGTTTGCCTAGTCTTTTTGCAACAATAGTGCATACACGCCAATATGCATCTTTAGGTTTTTCACCATTGTACAAATATCCTCTAGATATTGTATCAACATATACTTGATTATTTGCCCAGCTTGGAAAATCAACATCAACTTCCCAGCCTAAATGTTCTGCATGATTTTTCATAATTATAACCTCTTAAAACAAATCATCCCAATCATCATCTTCACCAGCCTTGCTATAATCAGTAGGCCTAACACTAAAAAAGTCAGTGTGAGTGTGCCCACCAGTAAGATGATAGAACCAATCCAAATTACCAGCTTGTTCTTGATTGACAATAAATATTTCTTCATATCCTAATTCCCGTAATTTATCATTTGTTCTTTGCTTAATAAACTCTTTTAGATCTGATGCAGATAAATTTTCTAAGTCTCCCATTTCAAACATTTTGTCAATAAACTTTTCTTCCAATTCAACAATCATTTTTGCAGCTTCAATTATTGAATCCCTTGATTGTTCACGTAGTTCTGGATATTCTTCACACATGTGATTA